TTTTCCGGGCGGTGGGTGCGAGTCGCCTTTGATCAGGCAACTCCCCCGCCGTGCCGGATCTACCCTTATCAACCTGATCAAAATGGAAACAGCACAACAGTTCAACTCCCCGGTCTCCGAGCTTAGAGACTACCTCCACGAATTCGCCACCGAATGCCGCGTTTCGAAATGGTTTAAGGCTCTGCTGCACGTCCGCGTTGTTGATGCCATCGCCACCGACATCGAGGCCACCCGCGCCAAGATCGAAGCCGAGGCGCACGCCGCTGAAGTCGCAGACATCGAGGCCGACAAGCTGCTCCTAGAAGTGCTGGCCGACGGCATCGTGTCGCCCGCCGAGATCGAGCAAGTGCGCGCTGCTCAGCGCCTCATCCGCCGCTCCGCAACCGCCGACCAGAACGTCGGCCAACTCGCGAGGGCTTGAGCCATGCCGAAGAAACTCAACCTCCTCCCGGCGGATGCCTCAAGTGTTCCAGCCCGTTTTCTAATACAGCGGCTTCCAGAATGTTCAGCAGGTACAGCGCGTTCGGCACGTCCATCTTCAGGTTTATCAATTTACCTTGGTGATCACGGAATTGAATCGCTGCTGTCGATTCCCGTTGGGGGCTCCGCACGACTAACTCTAGTCCATCGACCACTACCTGACCGGGGATTGGGATGTTCATCGAAGGCCACGAAGGCAAAGGGCGTCAAGGGGGGCGAGGCCAAATGACCTACCTCATCGAGCCCAAGGTCGCCATGCCTCCGCGCGCCCGTGACGGCGGTAAGTTCCCGTGGCGCGGCATGAAGGTCGGCGACTCGTTTTTCGTGCCAGCCGCAGACGCCGGCCCGGACGGCAAAGTCCTTTACCAATCGGCCGCCAACTTCCGGCGGTATCGCAAATCTGAATTCAAGGCCTCGATCCGCAAAGTCAAAGGCGGCTTCCGGGCTTGGAGGATTAAACTATGAATAAACGCCACGCACACTTCGCAGCGGACGACCAGACCGACGACGGCTTCACGTGGAGTGATATCGGATGGTCCGTGGTGATCGGCCTGTTGGTCGTCGCGGCCTGGGTCTTCGATGCACTGCACTTCATCTACAGGCTCATCCACGCGTGCCTCGACGTCGTCATCCTCGGCAAGTTTCGCGATGACGAAGACGCCGGCATCCGGAGGCAGTTCAAATGAACTTCGACGCCGAGGACATTAAGGCCATTGCGGTGGCTGTCGCCAATGAGCTCAGGGCAGGGCAGGGGAGTGTTACACCCGGCGACACACTAACCTCAAAGGAGGTTATGGCGCTTCTTGGATACAAGAACCGAAAGCAATTTTGGATCTCGGTGCGTGCCGCACGCGTGCCGTTTGTCCGCATAAACGCCAGGCAGATCATATTTCAACGCTCCGCGCTCGAAGCGTGGATGCAGCGCAGAACCCGCAACGCCGCCTAGCCATGCACAGCCGAGCGCGCACCTGCCTGAAGCTGTTAGCTATTACCGCCGTGTGGGCGCTGATGCTGATGGCGGCGAGGAAGGCGGGCGTCGGTTCAGTAAGAAACGGATACGCGGCACTGCCTGCACTAACAGCACTTTCAAAATGAGAATCAAAAACATTGGTCAGAGTTATTCCGCGCGGTGCCAGACGTTGGAGCTGGCGCGCGTCGTACGGCAGCAGGCTACCGCGAAAAGCAGCGCAGCCGTGACAGAGAGCCCCATGGACCGAGGCCTGCGCGAGATCCTCGCCAGCCTGCCATGCAACCGAGCCAAAGCACTTCCCGCCCAGCCATGAACATCGAAGAAATAAACGAGGCGCCGATGACGGTCGAGGCCGTGATCGTGAACGCCAACGCCATGATGCTGGATGCCCAGCTCAACCCGGAGTATCCGTTCAAGAACTTCGCGCGCGCCGCTGGCCTGTTCGCTCAGAGCTTCGTTCGCACAAACACTTTCCCCGGCGCGGGGCAACTTTCAGCGGAGGACGCAGCGTGAACGCGATTCGTGTAATTATCTGCATCTTCGCCGCACTGTGGTCGCTGCTCATCATCGCCCTCGTCGTCTTGGCCGTCTGGGCGCTTTGCGGATACATCAAGGGCCAGAAGTCCGAAGCCGTTAAGACGACACAACTTTCCGAGCGAACCGAGGAAGCAAAAGGCAGGCCCGACGCTCGGGATACGCTGAGCGGGGAGCGGCTGGCTACCGCTTAATGCCGCCCGAGTGAAGCTCTCACGGAAAAACGATCCACGCTCAGCGCCCCTTTCTATCACTCACCTCCCCCGGCCGGCGAATGGACGCCGCAAGTTCGCGAGACGCGACGTCCGCAGTAGCGGGACGGGTGGAGTTCAATTTCACGTCAGGAAAATATAACTACAATCCCCATGTCTAAACTCAAAGCAAAGTCTCCCGAGCTCGTGAAGCCGGGCAAAATCAAAGCGGTTCTTTACGGCGTCTCCGGCGTCGGCAAGACCACCCTCGCGCTGTCGTTCCCGGCGCCGTACTACTACGACGTCGAAGGCGGCGCCAAAGGCCCGCAGTACCGCGAACTCCTCAAGAAGAGCGGCGGCGCATACATGGGGCCGGAAGACGGGACTCTGTCTTTCGACACGCTCATCGATCAGATGCAGGCGCTATCGACCGAGAAGCACGGATACAAGACGCTGATCGTGGACAGCCTCACGAAGCTGTTTCAAACGACCATCGCGCAGGAGGCTGAACGCCTCGGCGACAAGGATTCATTCGGCGCCAGCAAGAAGCCGGCAATCGCCGCGATGCGCCGCCTCGTCATGTGGTCAACGCGCCTCGACATGAACATCTGGTTCATCTGCCACGAGACTGCCGAGTGGGGTCTGGTGAATGGCCAGCGTGCCGAAGTGGGCCGCGTTGCTGACGTGTGGGATAAGCTCATCTACGAGCTCGATCTCGCAATTCAGGCATCCAAGCGCGGGCCGCAACGCGTGGCCATCGTGAAGAAATCCCGCCTCACGGCGTTCCCTGATGGAGAAACCTTCCCGCTGGATTACTCCGAGTTCGCCGCACGCCACGGCAAGGAAGCCGTCGAGGCTGGCGCCGAGTCTATCACGCTCGCTCTCCCCGAGCAGGTGGCAGAGGTCGTGAAGCTCCTCGAAATCGTGAAGGTAGCCGACGCGGACATACAGAAGGGCTTCGACAAGGCGGGCGTCACGACATGGGCCGAGATGACAACGGAGCAAATCACCGTCTGGCAGAATTTCCTGAAGAAGAAGATCGCAGCCTAAACCACAAACACACGCACACACCGTCATGAATTTCGCAGCAAAAACCGAGAAGCAGCTGAAAGAGGAATTACTAATTCCGGCCGGTACATACCCATTCGAGGTGATGACCGCCGAGGACAAGAAAAGCAAAAAGGGAAACGACATGATCGAGCTCACCCTCCGCATTTTCATGCCGGACGGGCGCTCACGCCAGCTGAAGGACTGGGTTATGGAGAAGATGGCCTTCAAGCTGTTTCACTTCTGCGCCTACACCGGGCTTTCGCTCAAATACGAGCATGGCACGCTGACCGCTAACGACTGCGTAGGGCGTTCCGGATACGTCGAAATCGAGATCCAGGAAGACAAGGCCAAGCAGTACCCGGACCGCAACGCCGTCGGCGACTACGTCCGCACGCCCGACATGAAGAAGACAGACGTGGTGGCCAGCAAGCCGACACCAACAACCCCAGCACCCGCATCCGCCGAGGATGACTCGGGCTCAATCCCATTCTGAGATGACCACCGACATTCCACTTCACGACAAGATGGCCAAGAAAACAGCCGAGGCCGTCGAGGATTTGATCCGCCAGCACTGGGCCGCGATTGAGGCCATCGCGGGCGCTTCCGGTAAGTCCAAGGCCGCCGTCGCCATCTCGATCAAGTTCGAGCGCGTCAGCCAAGACAGCACCAAGGTTATCACCGCCCTCCGCTACGCTGAAAAGCACGCGGACGAGCGTGAGGACTTCGTTGATACGCCGAACGACAAGGCGCAGGGGAAACTTTTTGAGAAGGCAGCGCCATGAGTGACGAAATTATCTACTGCACAGGGATTAGCCTAGACGGTGAAATGCTCATCGGTGGTGTCTGGACGCTTCGCGATCAGGAGGGCTTTCCGCTGGAGATGGCGCACCTCGTCTGTAGAGACAAGGGTTGGCGCATCGATTGGCTCGAAGCCATGGCTGACGCGAGCCGTCAGGACAAGTGCCCTGCACTGATGGAGCAGATCGAAGCGTTCCTTCCGTCTGATACGGTTTTCATGCTCAAGCTCGGTTTCGTCTCCGCTTATCGGTCAGGCAAAACATGGGAAGAGATCGTTGCAGATAAGCGCGCTAATGGCCGCAAGGTTGATGAGTGGGCAAAGTCATTCGTGGAGTCCACCGCATGAACCCCCCCGCGATCTCCATCAAGCAGCTCCGCGCGTTACAGTCAGCGGTGCTGACCGGCGGCCAGACCAAGGCGGCTCCGAAACCCGCGGTTTGGAGCGCGGTCAAAGCGCTCGAACGCAGCCTCGGCGTGAAGCTGTTTAAAAAGGTCGCGCCGGGCCGGCGTGGCCTGACTGAGCACGGCGCAGCGGTTTTCGCACAGGCGGTGAAGATCCTGGCGCAGGTCGATTTCTTGCAGGCGTACGGCGAGCTGAACTCTGACGCGAAGGAGGCGAAGGCGGCATGAAGCACACCGAATCAAAATCCCAGCAGTCGGTTGTTCGCTGGTTTGCGTACGCGCACAAAGGACTCGGCCTGTCCGACCCTCGATCCCTGATGGCGTTCCCGCTACAGGGTGCGCGCACAGCCCAGAACGGCGCACGGCTCAAAGCGGAGGGCATGCGGGCGGGCACGCCAGATCTATTCCTAGCCGTGCAGCGCGGCGGCTTT